GCTCAAGTATTTTTCCCCCCGCGTCGGCGTGACGTTGAGTGGCCGGCGTCGTACGGGGTGGGGTGGTGACCATCCGTGGCGAGCGAGCGACGCACGTGCGCGAAGGGCTGCGGCCGGAAGTTCTCGCGGCCGCTGGGCAGTCGGCGCGTCTACTGCGAGAAGTGCTCACCGCCGCGCAAGCCGAAGGCAGTCGCGGTCGCACCCTCGCGGTCGACTGACTCGTCGGCACCTGGGCCGATCGAGACGCTGGCCCTGGCGCAGCTGCAGGAGGCCGGGCGGACGGAGACGATCGAGGGCCTGACGCTGCTGCGCCTGGCTCGTGAGATGGACGGCGAGCGGGCCACGGCCTCACAGCTGGGTGCACTGGCCGAGAAGATGCTCCGGATCGCGTCGGTGGCCCTGGCTGGTGCCCGCAAGGCGGCCCCGGATCGGCTGGACGAGATCACGGCCCGGCGTGCGGCGAAGGCCGCGGCGGCGTCATGACGATGCTGGTCGCGTCGCCGCCCGCGTGCCTGCACGTGCCGCCTGGGGTCCTGGGCACGTACCGGGACGACGTCGGCGAAGTGATGGAGCTGGCCGGCCGGCCGCTGGATCCGCACCAACTGCTGGCGGTCGAGGCGCTCACGTCGTACGTGCGGGGCGGCAAGTGGCCGACGTTCACGGCAGGTGTCGAGGGCCCGCGGCAGACGGTCGGGAAGACCGGCGGGATCCTGCTGCCGATCGCCCTGTTCCTGTGCCTGACATTCCCGGAGATCGCGGACGAGCGGACGTGGACGGCGCACCGGCTGGACACGACGAGCAAGACGTTCCGGGACGCGCGGCAGCTGCTGGGCGTCGACGGCGACCGGGAGCTCTGGTCCGGGCCGCTGTCGACCCGGGTGCGGAACGTGGGCCTGGAAAACGGCAACGAGCACATCGAGTTCGTGAACGGCTCGATCCTGTGGTTCAAGGCCCGGTCGGATCGGGCGGGCCGTGGGCTGTCGGGGCATGACGTGTTCGCAGACGAGCTCATGTACGCCGAGGATGAGCAGTTCGCTGCGCTGCTGCCGACGATGGCGACGCGCAGTGCGCAGGGCCAGCCGCGGCTCTGGACGGGGTCGTCGTCGGCGAAGGCTTCGAGCGTGTTTCTGCGCCGGTTGCGCGGGCAGGCCGTCAGGTGTGATCCGACGGTCACCTACGTCGGGTGGTGGGCGCGCGGGTCGTGGGATGCCCCCGGGTGTGCGACGGAGGGGTGCACGCACATCTACGGGTCCGTGCAGGGGTGTTCGCTCGACGACCCGACGCGCCGCTGGGAGGCGAATCCGGGCCTGGGGGTGCGGACCTCTCCCGCGTTCCTGGATGAAATGCGGTCGAAGTTGACGCCGATCGGGTTTGGCCGTGAGTTCCTCGGCTGGCAGGAGGCCGGCGAGGATGAGGTCGGGTCGAAGATCGCCCCGGATGCGTGGACGGGGTGCGCTGACCGGTCGTCGAGCATCGTCGGCGCTCCGGTGCTGACGCTGGATGTGGCGCTGGACCGGTCGTGGTCGGCGATCGCGGCGGCCGGCTACGCGGCCGACGGACGGGTGCACGTGGAGGTGACGGCCTACCGGCCCGGCACCGGGTGGGCGGTGGCTGAGCTGGCGCGCCAGGCGGGCGAGCACGACGCCGTGGTCGTGGCGTTGGACCCGAAGGGCCCGGCCGGGTCGCTGGCGCCGGAGCTCGAGCGCGCGGGCGTCATGGTGACGACGCTGGGGCTGCCCGACCAGATCGCGGCGTGCGGCGCCCTGGTCGATGCGGTGAAGGCCCGCAGCATCGTGCACCTGGACGACCCGGTGGTGCTCGGGGCGCTGGCGTCGTCGGTCCCGCGGGATGTGGGCGACGGGTGGGCGTGGGGCCGGCGCAAGTCGGCCGGTGACATCTGCCCTCTGGTCGCGATCACCGAGGCGTACTGGCAGGCGACGTTGCACTGCGACCGGCCGGGTGACGGGGAGGTGGGGGGCTGGTGGGTGTGAGGACGCGTCTGCGGTGGCGGGCGCTGCAGGTGCTGCTGGTGCTGCTGGTGCTGTCGGTCCTCGCGGCCGCGGTGGGGCTGGGCTGGTGGGTCCACCCGGGCGCCGGCCTGCTGCTGGCCGGGGTGGCCGGCGTGGCGTTCGCTCTGCTGATCGATGACGGGAGCGGCGCGTCGTGAGGATCATCGACCGGTTCCGGGGCGTGTCGTCGCGGGCGACGCCGCTGCTGTCGGACGCCCAGTACTCGTTCTTGCAGTCGTACGGGGCGAGCGACCGTGAGCTGATCCTGCCGACGTTCAACTCGTACGGCTCGCTGGCGATGGGCGCCAACTCGATCGTGTTCGGGTGCCTGCGCGAGCGGGTCAACCTGCTGTCCCAGGCGCCGTTCCGGTTCCGGGACAAGAAGACGAAGAAGCTGTTCGGCTCTTCCGCGCTGGCCCCCCTGGAGGATCCGTGGCCGGGCGCGAAGACGCCGGACCTGTGGGCCCGGATGGAGCTGGACGCCAGCCTCGCCGGCAACGCGTTCGTGCGGACGACTGGTGACGGGTTCGAACGGCTCCGCCCGGACCGCATCACGATCGTGTCCGAGATCGTCCAGGATGCGCTGGGTCGCAGTGTGCGGCGCGTCCTCGGCTACGCCTACGACGTCGGCGGCTACGACGTCGGTCGCAACTACGAGTACTACGACATCGACGAGGTCGCGCACTGGGCGCCGATGCCCGATCCGCTGGCCACCTTCCGGGGCATGAGCTGGCTGACGCCGATCCTGCGGGAGATCGACGCGGATTCGCAGATGACGGACCACAAGCTCAAGCACCTGAAGAACGGCGCCACCCCGGCGATCCTGCTCAAGTACCAGCGGCGCTTGGATGCAACGAAGGTCGACGAGATCCGCAAGCGATTCGCAGGCCGCTACGCCGGGTCGGACAACTCCGGCAACGCACTGATCATGGATGAGGGCTCCGACGCGACGGTGGTCGGCTCGACGCTGGCGAACCTGGACTTCGCGAACGTTCAGGGGCTCGGGGCGCTGCGGATCGGGTTCGCGGCCGGCCTGCCGTCGGAGCTGCTCCCGGTCGTCGAGGGCACGAAGCTTCCGGAGACCGTCTACGCGGCGGCGATCCAGCGGTTCGCGGACATGACGTGCCGCCCGCTGTGGCAGTCCGCGTGTGGGGTGCTGGAGAAGCTCGTCGACGTCCCGGCGGGCGCCGAGCTGTGGTACGACCCGTCCGGGATCGCAGCGCTGCAGCCGGGTGAGCAGGCGTCCGCGGCCACCTCGCAGGCGCAGGTCGCGGCGATCAACACGTTGATCATGGCCGGGTTCTCCGCGGACTCGGCGGTCGCCGCGGTCGTCGCCGGCGACATGTCGCTGCTGCGGCACACGGGCCTCGTGTCGGTGCAGATGCAGTCCGTCAACGGGGCGTCGGCTCCGGCGGAGGAGCCGGCGCCGGAGCCGGCCGCGCCGGCCGGGTCCGAGAGTGCCAACGGGTCGCCGTCGTCGGCGCTGACCGGAGGGAGTGCCTGATGCAGACGCAGAGTGCGGGCAGGGTCGCGGCGGACTTCGTGCGGTCGTTCCCGCTCGACGACATCCAGATCCGGGCAGGTGGCGACGGACGGACCGTCGAGGCCTACGCCGCGGTGTTCGACACCCCGACGGAGATCCACGACCAGCAGGGCCACTACCGCGAGCAGCTGGCCCGGACGTCCTTCAATAAGACGATCAGCGAGCAGGGGATGCGGGTTGGGGTCTACTACAACCACGGGCTCACCCTGCACGGCACGCCGTCCGACCTCGGGTCGGTGCCTCTCGGCTCGCCGGTCGAGGCTCCGCGGGTCGACGGCCGGGGCGTGGTCACCGTGAGCCGGTACAACCGGTCCGCCTTGGCGGACTCGGTGCTCGAGTCGATCCGGAACGGCGACATCACGGGCCAGTCATTCAGGGGCCGGTTCGTCGTCTCGACGCCGTCGGTGCCGCGCGGCGGGTACCGGGCGGCCGGCGACGGGTCGCTGCCGCTGGTGACCCGGCAGGAGATCGCAATGCGGGAGTACGGGCCGACGCCGATGCCGGCCTATGACGTGCCGATGATCCTGGGGGTGCGGCACCGCACTGACGACGCAGGCCGGGCGCGGGCGCTGTCGGTCCTGCATGGCCACTACTCCCGGGCGACGCTGACGGGCGACGACACTGCGAACCTGACGCTGCTGCTCGCGCAGCTGGCGGCCGCTGACGGCGCGATCGACCCGATCGTGCAGGCGCTGTGCGCCGGGAACGTCGCGCTGGACAACGCCATGATGGTGATCTCGGCGATGCTCACGGTCCCTGACCCGGACCTGGATGACGCATCCGAGGACCCCGAGGACATCCCGACGGACGCCACGCAGACGCCGGTAGTGGCGTACGCGTCGGGCCGTCGGCCCGGCACCGGCATCTCGCCGGCCGCCACCGTGGAGCCGCTGCATGCACTCCGGACGGTCCCTGTGGCTCAGCGCGTGCGCGCGGGGCTGATCGCGAGAGGTGTGGCATGACGCTTGCTCAGATGCTCGCCCGGATGCAGGCCATCCGGGCTCGGCTCCTGGAGATCGAGGCGGCCCCGGAGCCGGCCGAGGACGCCGACGCCGCGGTGCGTGCGGCGTTCGACGCGCTCCCGGCCGAGGTGGACACCCTGCTGGCCGAGTTCGACGGCCTGCAGACCCAGGCGGCCCCGCTGCAGGCCCGGGCGGCCCGCCTGGACGCCATCCGGAACGCGGCCGGCCTGGAGGGCAACACCGAGTCCGGGTTCAGCGGCGACGCCGGGCCGGCGTCGGCGTCGCGCGGAGCGGGCGCCGGACGTCCGGAGCCGGGCGCCTGGTACCGCAACGGAACGCCGCCGCAGGTGATGCAGCGGGTCCGGGACCCCTTCGGGAGCCTGGACCAGGTGCGCGCCGGCCGCGTCGAGGGGCAGAGTCTGCGGTCCCGTGCGCTGGCCGCTGTCGAGCACGGTGCCGCACCGGGCGTCTCGGACGAGGCGCGGTCCGCGGCGATCGCGCTGCTCGAGGGGCGCGACGAGGACGACAGTCCGGCGCTGTTCCGGCATGCGCTGCTCACCGGATCGCTCGCCTACCGGCGCGCGTTCCAGAAGTGCCTGCGCCACCCGCAGGATTTCCACATGCGGCTGAACGCCGAGGAGATGGACGCCTGGCTGGCAGGGTCTGACCTGCACCAGGAGGCGCTCAGCGAGCGCACCGCGCTGTCGGACACCAGCGCGAACGGTGGGTACGCGATCCCGTTCCTGCTGGACCCGTCGATCATCCTGACCAACCAGGGTGCGATCAACCCGATGCGGGACCTGGCCACGATCAAGAACGGCGTCAGCAACGCCTGGCACGGCGTCACCAGCGCCGGTGTGACGGCGGAGTGGAAGGCGGAGGGCTCGCAGGCGGCCGACGCGTCGCCGACGATCGCGCAGCCGGCCATCACCGCCTACCTGGCGGACGCGTACATCTTCGGGTCCTACGAGGTGTTCCAGGATACGAACCTGGCCGCCGAGTTCCCGATGCTGATCGCGGACGCGAAGAACCGGCTCGAGGCCGACGCGATGCAGGTCGGGTCCGGGTCGGGTGCGCCGTTCGGTGTGGTCACCAGCGTGACGGCGGTGACGACATCGCGGATCGCGCCGACCACGGGCGGCACCTTCACGGCGTCGAGCTCGGCGGACGTCTACAAGGTGGAGGCCGCGGTCCCGGCCCGCTGGCGTCCGAAGGCGTCATGGCTGGCCAACTACGCCACCTACAGCACGATCCGCCAGATGTCGCCGGCCGCGGCCGGTTCGGCGTTCTGGGTGACGCTGGGCGGCGCACTGCCGGACCAGCTGCTGGGTCACAACCGGTACGAGGGCACGTCCGTCGTGTCGACCGTCACCACCGGCAGCAACATCCTGATCTGCGGTGACTTCAGCCAGTACTACATCTACGACCGCATCGGGATGTCGGTGGAGTACGTGCCGCAGGTGTTCGGCGCGAACGGGCGCCCGACCGGGCAGCGCGGCTGGATCGCCTGGTGGCGTGTCGGTGGCAACGTCGTGGCCGGCGCCGAGGACGCGTTCAGGGTCCTGAAGCTGTAGCTCTCCCCTCCGGACCGGTGGTCCTGGCCTCTCCCCGTGGGCCAGGGCCACCGCCGGATGCCTACGGGGAAACCGGGAGAACGGGGAAAGTCGTTGGTACGCAAGGGAACTGTGGCGTTCGGGTTCGTCCACCC